GATTCTTTGCTTAGCATCATGTGCTGGTTTGTTAGGACCATCCTTTGCCATGAATCCTTCTCTAGAAGCATTCATTTTTTTAAGCATCTCTTCTTTACCTTCGGAAACTGGAACACAATTTGGAACCATCTTCCCACCTTTCTTCTTCATACCAACTTGTTTGTATCCAACCCAGCAAGGATCACCGGACTTTTTCTTTTCCTCAAGTTCTACTTCTTCTTTCTTATACTGAGGATGATCATCAAGTTTCATACCACGCTTTTTCTCAAGGCGTGCTTTCTTCTCAGCAGTTTTCTTTGGATCAGCGGGAGGTTTTGCATTACTGAGCAACTTTACTCTTGAAATATCCTTTGCAAGATTGTCATACTTGTCTCCTTCTGAAATCTTTGACTTCTTCTTATAAGTTTCTTTGGGGAAAGATTCAGTCTTACCACCATAAGTTGCTCTAACTGGTGCAGTGCCCTTTACATAAGTTTCAGATTTGGAATACTTTCCTTCGCCCATCATCTTGGGTCCACCTGCTTTCTTTTCTGCAACTTTCTTTTCATTAGGATTCTCATTACCAATGGCAAGATTCCTCATCTTTTGTTTCTTTTGTGCATCCTTATGCTTCTTAGGATCAATCTCAAAAGATTCTTTCTTAGTGCTGTTACCCCAGTTGGCAGCACCCTTCTTGCGACACTTCACCAGAGCACCAGATGCATATGCAGAGGGCCATACAGAATAACGTGCTTTTACCTTATGGTAGCAAGCATCTTTTGTACCGCTACCCTTTCCTTTTTTATCTGACATTACTTATCTCCCTTCATGTGATCTGCTGCTTTGTACATTGGTTTACCATCTTTACCTTTCATACCCTTCTTATAGTTTTGGTATGCTGTGGTATTACCTTTTTTATCAGCGTTAGTAACAGTATATGCTTCATCAAGAAGTTTAAGTTGAGAGGCATGGATCTTAGCAACAGTTGCTTCTGAAAGTTTTGCCATCTTTGCAGTTGCTTCATCAAAATCAGAAGCAATTCCTTCATCAATCAGATATGCAACTACAGTATCGAAAGAATCAAGTTGTCCACCTTCTTCGGAAAGTTTAGAAGCAAGTTTACCAAGTGCTTTACCTGCTTTTCTCTTCAGACCTTTTGCAGCATTAGTAACATCAACTCTTACAGAACTTGCTTTATCTTTCAGTTTATCGACCGTAGTTTTCTTACCAAATACAACATCTCTTCTATTTCCTCTCTTCATATCTCTCTTCTTGAGAGCGTAACCAACACCCTTCTTTACTGTTTCTTTTGCTTTTGCTGCTGCTTGCTGCTTTGGTGTAGTTTTTGCACCTACAGTTTCGTTTCTCTTTACAATAGCACCACCCTTAACGCCTTGGGGAAGTGATTTTGTTTTTTTACCACCAGGAAGTGACTTAGTATCTTTATCTTGTACTCTTACCTTTACTTTCTCAACTGCTTTAGTAATCGCACCTGATGCTTTCTTTGCTAATGCTCCGCCTTTTGATTTCTTAGGAGTTGTTGCCAGAGCAGATGATGGTCTGACTGTCATAGCAGCAGACTTATCTTTTGCTACTTTATCTTTCTTTGCTGCTCTCTTTTCAGCAGCTGCTTTTTCCTTAGCATCAATTTTTGCCTTCACTTCATCATATGAAGGACCACCTCTTCTCTTTTTTGCTGGTCTTGCTTCAGAAAGAACTTCTTCCTCAACTTCTTCAACAAGAAATTCATTTTCAATAGACTCATTGAATGATTCTTCAATGTCCTCAATAGAATAACCTTCCTCAAGGAATTCATAAACTAGTTCTTCAACCAGTTCATCAACGTCCTCTTGAGAAAGGTCATCAATATTAATGTCTTCTTTTAAAACTTCTTCGTTTATGTTGTATAAAGACTGATAAGCAGCAGCAACTTCCCTAAGGTCCATTTTGTTATAAAATTTTGACGTTATCTTTATTTATAACTTTCCACCTACAACACCAGAATTTACAACTCTAACACTTTCTTCTGGCCATCCTTCTTGCTCACACTTCAAATGCCACCTAGTCATATCAATCACATTGTCTTCATACAAACCTGTGAGCATTTTGCGTCCCTGTTTTGTCATAGTTGAATATAATCCAAAACGTGTTTCCCAAACGTAAAAAACATCATCTATAAGTTTTGCTCCTTCCGGAACTTCAAGACTCGTCTGATTTGGTTGTGTCAGTGTCTCCGTCTGTGTTTTTGTTGAATCCAAATGGTCCTACTCCTTTCTCTTCATAACGTTTTTTAATAACAAGAGCACCAAGAGATTCCATAATTTTTAGAATGTCTTCTGCCTTTGCACCCTCACCAAGTTCTTTGGCAACATAAAAATACTTTTCAAAGAACTCACTGCCATACTTTTCGTAATCTTCTACTGTGATTGGTTCATTCTTCATGACTATGCTCCAAAGCAGATTCAATTACTTCATCGAGTTTTACAATTGCTTCTCTAATAGCAATGGTTCTCTGTGATGGGAATTCATAACTATCTTGTTTTGTAGAACGGAATAGTGCATCTCGCACTGTTGCTGCATGATGAACAGATAATTCTACAGTTACATTTTTACCGCAACTCATTTCCAACCTCCTTTTAGTACCCACTCATTGTGGTATTGATTGTTCCAATTTTTACTAATACCGTAGGATGGTTGAATCACTTGCTCAATGTACCTACGATTTTCTTTAGCGATATTTAGACTCTGCTCTTCTAGAGTTTTGACTCGTCCATCTATTTGTGAGGACCACCAGACAGCACCCGCACCCTGAACCAACAGGAAAGATACGATAGCAAAGGGGATCTTGAAGTCTTTCACAAGTCACCCTCCGCACGATTCTCTGAATAGTATACATCAAATGCACCACCAGGATAACGTGCTTCCAGTTTCTTCACGTTGCGAGCAACAACATCATCAAAAGAAACCTCAAGTGCCATACATGCTTGAGCAACATACCACATCAGATCACCAAGTTCGATGACCATGTGCTCTTTGTTTTCAGGACTGAAAGGTTTGCCCTGAAAGATCATCTTCTTGATAATCTCAAGGAACTCACCACCCTCAGCATTGATGCCAACACCAGCAGTCAGCAGACGCTCAATGTTTGCACCCTTCTCGTCAAGTTCTACTAGACGATCAGACAGAGCAAGAAAGTCAGTTGATGCTTCTGAAGTGACAGCATTCACAAACTCTTGATACTTTTCAAAGTCAACAGATTTAGTCATAGGTCAAGTTCTTTCAAATTTGATTGTTGTATTTGTAGTTTTTGTCCACCCACTTCAACGTAGGGAACTTCTTCCCAACTACCACCAACGCCGCCATCCATGTTGACAACAATATCTTTGGTTGGAAGTTGTTTTGCAGGAGTGACATCAATGATGTCCCCAGGGAGAGGAACGAACGTATAGTAATGTCCATCCCAGGTTCTGTTTCTACTGTGAATGAGAAAGAGAGCATCTCTTTCTGCACCACAATCAGCGATCTTTTTACCGTCTGGATCGAAGACAGAATAGTAACCGTTCATTAGAATTTGAGAGATGCAAATTTCTTAACAAGTTTGTCGCTGTCTTCGTTATTATACTCCTCTTCCTGTCCGCTGTCAAGAATGTCATTCTGTGCTGACTGCTCACAATCATACAGACGCATCTTTGCACGGTCAATGCCGACCACGAACCTTTTGTTAACTGCTAGATCATTATATCTATTCTTCAACTGCTTCACCATAATTTGTCCCAACTCCTCGAGCTCATCTGTAGAAATAAGGGCAAACATAAGATCAGCAGTAGCAGGGAGACCAAAGGACTCACTAGTATCAGTAAGCTCAACATCAGAGCTACCATAACCAGAACGAGTGGTCTGCGTGGCAGAAATGATAGGGACGTTTGCTTCGACAGCCAGTCCTCTAAGTTCTTCAGCAATGCTTTTGACAATAGTATATGAATTGACAGCGCCACCTCCGCGATACCGCGAGGAAGCACATATATTAAGGTAATCAATGAAAATAATATCAGGTCTAAATGACTTCTTAAGTGCAAGTTCATTAAGAAGTGCTTTAAAATGTCCACTGTGTGCAGAAGCAGTAGGATATTCTTTAATTATAAGAGACCCTTGTGTTTTTTGAGAAATGTTAGCAACCTTGGACTCAAACATCTGACGTGGCAGATTTGCAATCTCTTGGATGTTTACGTTCAGAAGATTTGCGTCAATACGTTCCGCAATCTTTTCTTCTGCCATCTCCATTGTGATATACAAAACATTTTTATTTTGTAGCAAACAAGAAGAGGCAACATGACACATAAAGAGAGACTTACCCACACCAGTGCCTGCAAGAGCAATATTGAGAGACTTATTACAAAGTCCACCTTTTGTGATCTTGTTGAAGAAGTCCAAGTCGAATGGAATTTTTTCCTCAGTCTGGTGGTAGAAATTGTACCTTTCCTCATAGTCACTCAAATAATCGTGTCCAATATGATTATCAAATGACACTGCAAGAGCATCAGATAGGATAGATGGAATAGCATCTGGACCTTTCTTCTGCTCTTCTCCACCATCCGCAATGGAGATTGATTCTACCAGTGCAAGATAGATGGCACGATCTCGACACCACTTCTCTGCAGTATCGAGCAACCATTGTTGATCATTAGGAGTATCTATCAAATTATCTAAGCAGTCGCAGACTTGTTTATACAAGTCATCACTCAGATCTGTGCGCTTTTCTATATCAATAGCAAGCGCCTGCTTGGTAGGAATACTATTGTAGTTGGTGATAAAGTTGGAAATCTCTTCAAAGATTACTCTTTCATGATAATTGTCAAAGTATTCTCCACGAACAAATGGCAGAACCTTCCGTGAAAAATCTTCATTGTAGATAAGATTTCCAATGACTGTGGTCTCAATTTTTTCCATTACGAACCGTAACTGAATTCCTCTTTTGCGATTGCATCTAGTTTTTCCATGACTTCAGGAGTGAAGTATTGGTCTGGGTCTTTCAGAATTGCTTTGGCATAGACTTTCTTACCATCTATTTCATATCGACCAGCAACGTTCTTCCAAAGTCCGCCAATCTCACCAAGTTCAAGAAGACCATAATATCGATCAAGACCACGCTCATCGTAATACAGACGCACTGTAACATCTTTGTTCTCCTTACTTAGACGAGACTTAGCAGTCTTAGCTTTGATAAGATTTCCGACGACTGCCGTGCCATCTTTCTCTTTCTTCTTGCTGAGATGGATGATTGTAGAAGCAGCATACTTGAGTCCGCTGCCTCCACCCATTTCCTTTGTAGGGACATAAGCGCCGATGACATCATAGGTGTGGTTGGTAACGATCATGGGAATGTTTGCCTGACCAAGTTTCAGAGTCAACATACGGAATGCACCTTTGATCAGTTGGGATTTAGTCATATCCCGAACTTGCTTGTCATTCAGTGCGTCTGAGATCTCTTTCTCTGTGGATAGCATACCAAGAGAGTCTAGCACAAACATCATAGGTTTGCGATCTTCTGTTGGTTTCTTAAGACAAAGATCCACTGCTTTCAGGGCCTTGCTTCGGAACTCTTCGACTGTCACCACATTCATAATAGCGACACGATCCATATCTACCCCACGACTTGCGAGTAGAGGTTTGTTAATAGCGGCTTCAGTGTCAAAATATAAACAAACACCGTCAGGATTATTATCAAGGAAGTTTTTGACGACAGCAAGAGAGAAAAAAGTTTTTCCAGTACTAGACTCGCCAGCAATGGCAGTAATCTTATTCCCAGATACACCACCAAATATAGACCCTGAAACAAGTCCGTTAAAAATGTACGAACCTGTGTCAACGTATGTTTCAGTTTCTTCAATGTCAGAGGCGAGTTTTGTGAAGTCATCTCCAATCTCCTTGACAATTTCTTTCAATAAATCCATTAGGCAACCATCCCGTATTGTTCACGTAAGATTTTTTTGTAAGCACCGCCAGGATTTTCATTCCTGACTTCCTGAATGTTTTTCAATTTTTGATAAAGTGCGCCATCACCACCAAGGCGCATTGCGCTGATGATGGTAGCAAGTTCTTTGTCGTTGATTGGTAGTTCCAATTTAATGCTCCTTGATGTTTTTAGATTCGACACAGATGACCCAATTATAACTCTTTTTCAGATAATTTGCAAACCAATTTGCTTGGTATTCACTTTCAAACTCCTTTCTTTCCTGCCTAGGAGAAAGATCTCCTGGTCCTTGCTTTGCCCACAGAACAGTGTAACTCATGAAAAGAAACTCTCCAGACTAACTTTTTTCTCAACAGACCACCCAATCGCATCAAGAATTGTTTTAACCGGTTCCAAGAAGGCCTTGTTAAACTGCATCTCATAGTCAATGAATCTTTCAAGATCAAGTTCCTTAGGAAAATCTTGAATGAATGATATTACATTCTCTCTAGTCGGATTTGGATTCTTGAGGTAACAGAATTTAATCTTCTCGCCATTTTGAATGTAGGCGTACTTCTTATCCAAACCACGCTCTTTTATATAGAAGTTAAACAACAGGGCACCTCTGACATGCATCGGTGTTCCCTTTGCATAGATTGTATTAGCACCTTTATACTTAACAACATTAGAAACAGACCTAGGGAAAGATATTTCTTCAGGTGGCAACGCTCTAAAGTCTTTACGAGATTTCTCAATGAAATCAATTACTTCATCCTCTGTACCACTCATGACCAGTTTCAAACCATCCTTAATCATCTGACGACAGGGAGCAGGTGTAGATGACTTCACTGCTTCGATACCCATGATCTTCAGTTTAGGTTCTGCATAGCGCACACCTTCACTGTCCCAGACGTTCAAGATGTATCGCTTCTTAGCAGTCCAGATGCCACGGTCAGCGATGTTCTCTCGCTTCATCTGCATCTTCTGATCATAGGCATTCACATAGTCCGCCAACGCTTGGTAAGAACTTTCAATATAAGGCTCAAATTCCACTTCACAGACCTTGTTAAGGAAGTCAACAACGACTTCAGAAGTTTTCTCTCTGCCTTTGAATACCCAGTCAACAAAAGGACCCAAATTAAGATAAATGGAATCAGTATCTGAAGCAATAACATAATCAGTATTCTCCGTTTTCAAAATTTTGTTCAGACGTTTGTTCATGCGATTCTCAATCCAACGAATTGATACCTGACCAGACAGAGTGATCGCTTCTGCATTTGCTAGTTTGAAATACCTGAAGTATTGATTACCAATAGCACCATAAGCAGAGTTAAGAGAAATCTTCTTCGCCATTTGAATGTTGTTGCATCTAGCGATTTCTTTCTCAAGTGCTTTAGTAGGCGTCTTCTCGTACTGCTGCTTGGCAGCGAGCATCTTCTTTTTGAAGATAACACGGTCTCCATACATCTTCTCCATCAACTCGGGCAAGAACCCTTTTACATCCTTGCGATACATTGCACCATTAGCGCATACCGCATTGTCCTTGTACATCTCGAATGTTATTTCCTGATTAAGGATTCTATCAACCGTAGTCGATGGATGTCGTTCATCGAGGAGGGTCTCCGGTGAGATATTGTATTGCATAATAAGATGGGGATAAAGACTATTAAGGTCAAAACTAACCACCCAATCATACTTTCCCGGAATCGGTTCCTTGACATACGCCCCCGCGTACTGTGAATCTTTTTCAGATCTCTCTTTCGGAGGGATGACTATATTCTTCTTCTTTAAATAGTTATAAATGATAGCATCCCAAGTGCGTACTTGAAAGAAAACATCTGCAAAGTTTACCTTGGCGTCAAACGCCATCGTCAATGCAAGTTCAATCAATTTCATCTTGTCTTCCATACGGTCAACAAGTTCCACATCTCGGATGTTATATTCAATAAACTTCTGCCAGTTACCTGTATAGAAATCCTTAAAGGTATCAAACTCCGAGTGATCCAACTTACGCTCACCTAGTTCTACAAACGCAATGTGATCTAGGCGATAAGACTCTTGATTAGTATAGGTAAACTTCTTGTACAAGTCAAGGTAATCAATAATTGTGATACCTGCAAGTTCGCAACTCAACTGTGTGCGACCGTGCATCTGAATCTCACGGGTGTGAACATTGTTCCAGGGGGACAACTTCCTCATCACCTTCTCACCCATCAGGCGCTCAATGCGTCTTACGATATAAGGAATATCATACAGTTCACAGTTCCACCCTGTGATGACCTCAGGTTGCTCTGTTTGCCACCAGTCTAGGAAACGATTGATCAGATCATACTCATCGTAGCACTGCACATACTGGACATCCTTACGGGTGTTGTTGAATGGACGAGATGCAAAACAGATGATCTGTTTGGTTGCATAGTCCTGCAATGTGATTGCAAGCAGTTCCTCTGCAACATTAAAGACATCGGGGAAACCGCTCTCTGCAGCAACCTCAATGTCAATCGTGAACAGTTTAATTTTGGTCAGATCAAACTTGATCTCATCTTCAGGATACTTTTCAGAAATGTATTGTGCAACATATCGATCATTACCATAGATGGCAAATCCTTCTACATCTTTATACTTTTCTGTAAAGTCCTTACAATCTCTGATTGTGCCAGGTTTTACTGGTTCTACACACTTGCCATCAAGTGTTTTATATTTTGTTTCCTTTTTGGATGGGACAAAGAAAGTTGGGTGGAATGTTTCTTTGTATGAAAAGTGCTTGCCATCTTCATATCCTCGCACCAGGATTTCATTAAAACGTTGATAGACATTTGTGTAGAATCTCATTTAGTCAGTGACTCGTAATCATCAAGTAGGGTTTGGTTAGGTTCAACCAGTGTCAGTATTTTATCAGAACTCATCATAACAACTTTATCATCTGATACATCAGATAACCAAGGTGTGAGTTCTCCATTTTCAAACAGGCAGGGTTTAGTAAGTTTGCAGTCAGGTTGTCCAATATCTGCAACTACCGATTCCACCTCACTCACTAAGAGTAGTTTGTTCATTAGGTACAGAATCTGCACCGTCGGCTCTGAGTCGTCCATTTGATCCGGCGGTAGCATCATCTCGTCCGTTGAAAGATTGGTTTCTTCCATTCATTGTCTCCGTGAAAGTTTCCATAAGTTCGGGAAGTGGATCAGTAATACAAACGATCCAATCTCTATTTACAATAATATCAGTATCCTTTGATAGGGGCATCCACCTATGGTAGACAATCTCAGGTTTTGGTTTCTCT